CGTTACTATGGTCTATTGGAACTGGGTGAGATTGGGGGACTCTGGAAGAATGTCGCAGGAAGATATGAGATTGGAGGAAAGAAGTTATATGCCAAGCAAATACTTGCTGAACCAGAAACCTACTTTACTGATGATGTAATGCAAGCACTTGATGAGATTGCACAAAGTGAATTTAGTTATGGTTCTTAAATGGAAACAGTTGAATTTCTAATACTCCGAAACCTTCTTTATAATGAAGAGTATGTTCGTAAGGTTATTCCTTTTATTAAGGCAGATTATTTTGAAGATAGAAATCAGAAGATTGTTTTTGAGGAGATAATAAAATTTGTAGAGCAGTATAATAAACCTGCCACAAAAGAAGTTCTGTGTATAGAAACAGAAAAGAGGCAGGATATTACTGATGATTCTTTTAAAGAAATTACCAATCTTATTGGTTCTTTAGATAATAGTTTATCAGAGTTTGAATGGTTAGTTAATACAACTGAGAAATGGTGTAGAGATCGTGCTATATATTTGGCACTGATGGAATCAATACAATTAGCAGATGGAAAGGATGACACTAAAGGAAGGGATGCTATTCCTACTATTCTCTCTGATGCTTTGGCTGTGTCTTTCGATAGTAATGTAGGACATGATTACTTAACCGATTATGAAGCAAGATACGAATCGTACCACAGGAAGGAGGATAAGATCCCGTTCGACCTCGAATACTTTGACAAAATTACGAAAGGAGGTTTACCGAATAAGACTCTCAACATTGCTCTTGCTGGCACAGGGGTTGGAAAGTCTTTATTTATGTGCCATGTGGCTAGCTCAGCTTTACTCCAAGGAAAGAACGTCCTCTACATCACTCTCGAAATGGCAGAGGAAAAGATTGCGGAGAGGATTGATGCTAACTTACTTAATATCCCTATACAAGACATAACTGATCTTCCCAAAGTGATGTTTGAGAATAAGGTTACTAATCTTGCACAGAAAACTCAAGGAACATTAATTATAAAAGAGTATCCAACTGCATCAGCACATTCTGGACATTTTAGATCACTTCTAAATGAATTGGCATTGAAGAAATCGTTCAGACCTGATATAATATTCATAGATTATTTGAACATATGTGCATCCTCTCGTTACAAGGCAAACGGTAATGTCAACTCCTACTCCTACATCAAAGCAATCGCAGAAGAATTACGGGGTCTCGCAGTTGAGACGAACCTTCCGATTGTATCTGCCACTCAAACTACTCGTAGCGGTTACGGTAGTAGTGATGTTGACCTCACTGACACCTCTGAATCTTTTGGACTCCCTGCTACTGCTGACCTTATGTTTGCCCTTATTTCTACAGAAGAGTTGGAAGGGTTAAACCAGATAATGGTGAAGCAATTAAAGAACAGATATAATGATCCTACTGTCTTTAAAAGATTTGTTGTTGGTATAGATCGTGCGAAGATGAGATTGTATGATTGTGAGCAAAGTGCTCAAGAAGATATAGTTGACAGTGGGCAAGATGAAGAGTATACTTTTAAGGAAAAACCGAAGAAGTCTTTCAAAGATTTTAAATTTGATCAATCATGACTATAAGAACACATAAAATCGAAAAGAAAAACCCACAACACAATCAAGAATGGGGATGGGAAGAAACCCCTGAAGTTCTAGCAGCACTAGAACAACTTCGTAAATCATCAGCACTAGTAGAGGAGAAAAAGGTATGACTGTAGACACTGAAAAGTATGTTGATTTTGTAAGAGAAGTGACGAGTAATGAGAGTGTTCATTATGCAGCACTTCTTACACGTTTAAATTCATTAGAGTTGGAGGATGATTGTAACATCCCTCCACTTATCACTGCTGCATTTGGTTTGACTGCTGAATCAGGTGAGTTTACTGAAGTAGTAAAGAAAATTATACTTCAAGGTAAACCATATAATGAAGAGAATGTCTTTCATATGAAGAGGGAACTAGGTGACATCTGTTGGTATATTGCACAAGCATGTATGGCACTTGATACTAGTTTTGATGAAATCATGGAGATGAATGTAGATAAACTTAAAGCACGTTATCCTGGTGGTGAGTTTGATGTTCATAAATCAGAAAACCGTAAAGAAGGTGATGTATGACTAGTAAATATAAACCTCTCATTGTAGAGGGTGAAAAGGTTGGTGATTATGATGACACCACAATTTCTTTTGATAAATGGTGTATGGCAACTGTAGAGTTGTGGACATCTCCCAAAGAATTTGATGCTTATCAATACGATTGGGAAGTATTCAAAGAGTTCTATAAACCAGAGAATGATGACTATAAGTATGCAGAATGTGAAGATGAAGATTTCACACCAGGAATGAATGGTATTAATACTACAGATATTGAGAAATGGTTATTAGAATTTTGTGAGAAGACTGATTGGATTAAAGATGAGTTTTATTTTATAGTTCATTGGAGAAGATATGCAATTTATGAGAAAGAAGAATATAATGATGAAACTTATTGGAATGTAGAGGATATGGGTGAATCTCAACCCGACAGATATTACTATAAAGATGGTAAGATAGAGTATGATTGGACAACACCTATGGAGGAAGAAGAATGAACTCTATAAATAATCTTAGATTATGAGGTTGTTATGTTACACATGAGAGATCAACTACTGAGAGCAGTATCGGCACATGCTAACGGTGAAATTGCAAAGCACAAAGCTAATGTTGAAGTTTATCTAGAGCATCCAATGGGTATTGGAGAGCATTCAGATATAACTGAAGCAATACAAGTTGAGTTAGATAAAATCGCACGTTATCATGATCAGTTAGAGGTGATAGAACATTACTTTAAAAAGAGATGAGAACGTATAAGCAATTCTTAGAGAATATAGATCAAAGAAGAGCAGCACTCGCACAAAGACAAAGAGAAACCTTAGCCCGATCTCAAGAGAGAGGGTCTCAGGTTTCTTCTGACGCTTCGCAAAGACTTGCTGCCCAACAAGCAAAAAATGATGAGGATAATCAAGCTGCTGCAGAGAGAAAAGCAGAGTTTGAAGCAAAGAGAAAGGAAGCACAAGCAGCAAGGGATGAAGCAAAGGCAGAGAAAGAAAAGGAACAAAGAATAAAGGATGAACTCAGACAGGAATTGAAGCAAGATAAAGACAAACAACGTAAGTCTCAAGAAAAGAAACGCATGGAGAAAGAGAGAGCACAGGCAGAGAAGGATTGATATGGCAACTAGTGCGGTAGAAACAGCAAAGCAAGAGAATGGTTCTAGAGTTTTTATGGAATCTGTAATAGAGAATAATAAGAAACCATCATTTAGAGAAATGAAAAAGATATATGATGGTTATGATCTTTCATGGAAAGACATATATGAAAAACAAACTAAAGCACTACAAAAATTTTTATTAAATCAAAAAGGATATATTTATTCTAGAGATAAGGGAATAATGCCTATGATTGAGAATATTGCAAAAAATAGATGTGGGGTATCTGTTAAAGATAGATGGAATCCTATGGATATTGTTCTTGTAAAAAAGAATATGCAGAAAGTAGTTGAGGGAACAATAGATGAATTAACTAATATTCCTGGTATGTCTCATGATCAAAAACTTGAGATTCTTAATGCATATATGAGAGAGACATTGAATGATAAAGTTTTGATAGGTATATCTTTAAAAGCAATTAAAGAAAATAAAAAGGAAGCAACTAAAGAACTTGCTAATATGGCAGGAGCAGGTAATGCGAGAACGAATATAGATTATGAACCTGGTTCTTTGAAGTGTAATCTTACATTAGGAAAGAAAGCAAATTACTTATTTGATACTGGTGAACTTGGATTTGATTTAGAGACTGAGAGTGGAGGTAGTATTCATGGACAGTCAAGGAATTTCCAGTATTCTAAAGCAAGAAATGTAATTCAGACTGACCTTACACCAAAAGGAAAGGATGCTGGTGCAAAACTTGGTAAGGTTTCTAGTGTTGCATTAGATGAATTTCTAGAAGCAATTGGTTTAAGAAGACCACCTTCAGCATCTAGGCATAATCATATTCCTGCTGTTGGTACGTGGGAAAAAACTGATATTGATTATTGGGTTAATCTTTATAATAAAATAAAAGATGCAAAGGTGGGTGGAGAACCTATTGATTTTGGTGAGGTTGCAATATATGAAAATGGTGAAAAGATTGGTGAAGGAATTGAGAAAATTATTAAAACTTCTATTGAGTATGAAACAGAAGATATGGATAGAAATAGTGCTGGTAGATTTTCTTCCAAACTTATTTCCTTGGAATGGGTAAAGATTTGGGTAGAGATTGGTAATAAAAAAATGTTAAGGGAATGGTGTACTTCACTTTATTATGGTGCTAAGAAAGAATTCTCTTCAAAGAATGGTCCCTTTTTAAAAATATACTAAATATAGTTATGAAGAATCTTTTCCAATTTCTAGCAGAGGCAGGTGCTTCACAAGCATCGGCACAGGCTACTAAGTTAAACTTAAAAAGTGATGGTCATGGGAGTTGGTTAGACTCTCGTGGTAATATCGTTGCGACTACAGAAAAAGGTAGACTAGTTTTCTTAGATAAGAAAAAGAAAGCAGGTGATGAAGGTCCAGTTCAGCAAATGGCAAAACGCCGTGCTGATGATAGACTTGCTGGTGCTCCATTACAACAAAAAGCAGCACCTAAGAGAGCAAAACCTGAAGAAGGTGAAGGAGAAGGTAAAGAGGGAGAAGGAGATACATTAACAACTGCATTTGGGAGGTTTAATCCACCAACTTCAGGACACGAAAAACTATTACAGGCAGCAAGAAAAGCAGCAGCAGGTGGTCAACTTAAGATTTATCCATCTAGATCACAGGATCCTAAGAAAAATCCTCTTGATCCTGACATGAAGATCTCTTATATGAAGAAGATGTTCTCTGATTTTGAGGAAGAGATTATTAATGATTCAGAGATGAAAACTATCTTTGATGTTCTTTCAACTGCTTTTGAAGATGGGTATAAGAACGTAAATATTATAGTTGGAGCAGACAGACAAGCAGAATTTGAGAATTTAGCACAGAAATATAATGGTGAACTCTATGATTTTGATAATATTAGGGTTATTTCTGCTGGTGTAAGGGATTCTGATGCAGAAGGTGTAGAAGGAATGTCTGCATCTAAGTTAAGAAAGGCAGTATTAGATGATGATATGGAGGGATTTAAGAAAGGAACACCTAAAGGATTGAAAGATGCTGATGTTCAAGCACTCTTTGATGCTGTTCGCACAGGAATGAATGCGAAGAAAAAGAAAGTAAAAGAATCTTATGAGTTGTGGGAAGTAGCACCAAGAATAGATCAAACAGGTCTGCGTGAAAACTATGTCAAGAAAAATATCTTTAATATAGGTGATCTTGTAGAGAATTTAAACACAGGATTGGTTGGTAGGATCATTAGAAGAGGTGCAAATCACCTTATTTGTCTTACAACTGAGCAAAATATGTTCAAATCTTGGATTAAAGATGTAATGGAGTACACTGAAGTCAGGATGAAGAGTAGAATGAGGGATAAAACACACCCAAATACCCTTGTAGGAACCACTGGATATCTAAAAAATGCTATGGCAGCAACAGGAACTAAGAAGATTAAAAACTTTGATATTAAAGAATTCCTAAATAAGTATAGAAAAAAATAGTGTCTTACAATGTCTACAAATAATTTGAATGACATATCTAAAGTATATCTAAGTCAGATTGCTGAAGAAACACCTGCTGAAAGAATAGATCGTATCAGTAAGGCGAATGTTGCAAAGCAGAAAAAGGATTCTGATGATAAGAAAGCAGCAAGTAATAAGAAAACTGCTGAGTTTCAGAAGCATAAGGCATCTGTTATGGCAAAAGGTGGCCGTCCAGTAGATGCACTTGATTCATGGCATAAGAAACAGGCACATAAAGAGTCATATTCATCTGTTTCAGAGAAGAAAGAAGTTAATGTAAAGGATACTTATAAGACTGTTGCTGCTATCGTTGACTATGATAGATCAAAGAAAGGTAGTAAGGATGCAGACTATGATAGTATGAAAGGAGATAAGAAAGCAGCTAAGAAAGAAAGAGATTATGCTGCATTTGAACGTGAAAAGATGAAGAAGGATGATCCTAACTGGAAGAGTAAGAAATATCACACTGGTATGCACGGTGAGTCTTATGAAACAACCAAAACTAAGGAAGTTATGGGTGCATTGAAGAAGAGAGACTTGAAGCAAGATACTAAGAAGAAGATTGCTGCTGACATAGTAAAGAAAAAAGGTGACACTAGTAAGTCTGATGACAGATATGCTTATGAAGGAAAAATGTATGGTTATAGTGGTGGTGGTTTAGTAAAGAAAAAGAAGAAAAAGCATGACTGTGCATCAAAAGTTAAGCATGAAGAGTATGGTATAGGTAATTGTATTCCAGAAATGCATGATCTAGATGAGAGTGGAAACGTTTCTCATTA